ACCTGAAGAAGGTAGATGGTTCGTAGCTCCTCCTTCATTCTATGAAGAATTAGCTAAAGCTGACTCCAAGTTAATGTCTGTTGACTTTAACGCTGGACAAGGCTCTATCAGAAATGGTTTAGTATCAAGTGGTAAACTAAGAGGATTTGACATGTACAAATCTAACAACGTTGCTGCTACATCTAACGCTACTGGTAAATGTATGGCTGGTCACATTTCATCAACTGCTACTGCTAATACTATTCTTTCAACTGAAGTGTTGAGAGACCCATCATCATTTGGTGATATAGTAAGAGGCTTACATGTCTATGGTGCGAAAGTACTTAGACCTGATGCTTTAGTAAGTGCATTTTATGTAATTGACTAATTGTCAAAACTTGGAGGGGATTTCGGTCTCCTCCAGCTTTTAAAGGAGATATAATGAAATACGGAAAAGAAAAAAGAGAAAAGAAAATGTATGGTGGTAAAACTCCATATAAATATGGTGGGAAAGTAAGTAAAAAAGGTTCTCAACCTTCATACGGACATGGCGAAATGCCAAAATGTATGCCTAAATAATTATGAAAGTTAAGGCACCAAAAGGCTATCATTGGATGAAACAAAAAAATGGTAGTTATAAATTAATGAAACACGCA